CATCAACTATCATCCGTGGTATATCCAACTATGAAATGGATATTGATGTAGATCCTGTTGATAATGGTACAAACATAATCTTCATTAGTAAGACTCCTAGTTATTCCCGTATCTTCCAGATGAAGACAGCGGGTCAAGAGATGAACCCACAAGTATTAGACATTGGAAGAGTTGTGTCTGAATGGGTACCATCAACTATTACTGAAATGGCTGCATCACCACAGAACTCTTTTGTAGCTATGTATGGTCCAACAAAGAAGGATATCTATTTCTATAGAACCTTTAGTGATGGACAAAGAGAGGTAATGCAATCATGGTTTAGATGGGAATTACCAGGGAATGTACAGACTGTATCTATAGATAGTGATACTTTCTATGCTGTAACTATGCAGGGTGGTCAATATACGTTGTTATCAGCAAGTATTAACCAAACACCAGAGGAGCAAATACTTGTTAACTCTGATGGACAGAAGATGAATCCTTGTGTTGATTTATATGCAGTAGCAAGTTCAGTAGTCTATGACCAAACAGATCCAGCAAATCCATTTAGTAAATGTTATATACCTTTTAATAATGTAACTGGTTTAGATCCGCTTGTTGTTATTGCAAGTACCTCATCAGATTTAACTAACCCTACATTTGTAGAAAGTGGATTCACCACTACACCAACCATTGCAACAGATGGTACAGGAACTTATTTTAAAGTACCTAATAAAGACTTCAGTAGTATAGCTGGTCAAGTTATTGTTGGTTTTGGATACACCTTAGATATAACCCTACCTAAGACATACTTTAGATTAGATGATCAAGGGAAGATATCAGATTTCAGTGCAGCTTTAACTATAGCTCGTATGAAATTTAGTACTGGATTAACTGGTTTAGTTGGTTTTAAACTAAAACGATTAGGTACTAATGATTATACAGATGTACACCCAGTAATACTTGCAAACTTTGATTTAGCTAATGATGTACCGCTTGACGACCAATCAGTGATGATGGTTCCTATACATCAGAAGTCAGATAATTTCACCTTAAAAGTATCAAGCGATTCACCTTTCCCAGTATCCATAACATCGATGATGTGGGAAGGATATTATTCACCAAGATTTTATAGGAGGAGTTAACGGTGTCAACTTCAGCAATAAATTATCAGAAACAACTTAGAGATGCTCAGTATAAAACCAATTTACAGGATTGGGCTAGGCAATGGGCTAGAACTAATGAACAGTGGGAGAGTATAAGAAAAGGCAGTGGTAAATGGGATGAGATATTTAAAAAGGAATATGAAAGTGGTGATGCTTGGGAACCGTTTGCAAAAAACGAAGACGGAACTCAAAAAGATGGTACAGATGGTGAACAGTGGAGACTTTTTCAGTTCCAAGAAGAGACTGTTAATCTGCAAAAAAAGAATGCTGCTGCACAACGACAATATCAAATCGATACTGCTGTAAAGAATTATGAATATGGCTTAGCGATTGCTGATTATGAGTTTGAGCAGCAAAAGAAATTTGTTGCTAAACGAGACGAAGAGGTTGATGCTCAACTTCAATTAAATCAATCTGGTATGGAGTTTGCTCTGGATAGAGAACGTAAGGTTCTTGATGAGCAATTCATACAAGCTGCATTTGATAACACCAACATAATTCAAGATCTTTATGAGGCTACTGGTGCTGCAGGTTTTGATAAAGCTGAAATGAAGTTAGGCTTGAAAAATACAGAAGGGGAACTTGAAAGTATAAAAGCTAAAAGCTTAGCCAATGTAAAACAACAGATAGAGAATTCTCAATTTGCCACTGCAGGTAAACAATTAGAATTAATCGATCAAGCTGGTAAAGCTAGTTATACGAAAGCTGGTTTATCTCAAAGCTTAAGAGCAAAAGAAGCACAAAGTAAATACGATCAATACGTTTTAGGACTTGATGTATTTGGAGCTAAGACTAGAGCAGACTTTGAAAATGATATGCTCATGCGTCAGATAGATGATCAAAAAGCTAAAGCAGCTTTTGATACTACTGAAGCGAATGTCAAAGCATTACAGGCTGCAGGACAAGCTCAACTAGGACAAGCTGGTAGATCACAAGGTAAGGCTATTCAGGCATTCTTTGCTGAACTAGGAAGGCAAAATGCAATGCTTGTTGAAACGTTAGTTAGAGGTAAATCTGCAGGTGATGCAAGAGCTGTACAAAATCTAATTGGTTCTCTAGATACTGAATCTAGAGCTATGGTAGCTAGTGATAAAATAGATCTACAAACTTTAGATAATATCGCAACTACTAATCGAGAGATGAGTGAAGTAGATAGAGGGTTATCTATGACTGGTCAACAAGGTCAGTTAGATCTACAAGCTATTAGAAAGGAAATGGAAGATCTACTAGAGAATACTGACATTGACTTTAAAGAAATTAATAGAAACCTAAGAACTGCACAAATAGATACAGCTCTTGGAATGGAGAAAGCAGATTGGAGTTTAGATAATATAGGAGCCAAGTTTAGAACAAACCAAGCTATTCTTAAAGCACAACTTGATAGTGCTGTTGAAAATTCAGTAGCTAATCAAAAAGATATAGTTCTATCTAAGTTAGGTTCCGACTTACAAGCTGAAGCACAAAGAATGTTAGAAGCTACTAGACCAACTGATGCTGAAGGGAATTTAATACTACCACCTGATCCTAGTCTTGATGCAAATCAACCACCAATGATTGAATATCAAGATCCAATGGAACCAACCCCACCACCATTACCAACAATAGGTGCCACTCCTTCAGGGAATAATGCATCAAATATTGCAGCACAAGCATTAGGAAGTGCGTCAACAGGTCTAGCTGTGTACTCAGGACTTAAGGCAGCAGGATTTGGAGTTGCAAATGCAACAACAGGTATAGGTGCAGTAGCAGCATGGCCATTCGCAGTTGCTGCCGCCCTCGGTACTTACCTCTTAAGTGACTAATTAATAACAACTAAAAAAAAAATGAGAAGTCTAAGTTTTCGTGGCCACGGTCAACGAACGGGCTACAACCCCATTAAATATCCAAGTTTTGTAAATCGTATTGAAGAGGAAACTAATCGTACCCTACGGGCTATGAAAGATGCTCATCAAGGCGAGATGCAAATCAGACAGGATTATCTACAAGGATTAAGGTATAAAGAACAACAAGAGGCATCTAATAGAAGAGAGAATTTTAACTTAGCTCAAAACTTTAATAAGGCTTATAGAGCTACAGAACAGAAACAACTAGACTTAGAACAACGAGAGTTAAATCTAAGATATCAAGTTGAGGCACATAATGAAAGTAATCTAAATAAAATCAAAGAGCTAATACCTAAAACTTTGATGCAAGGTGTAGGTATATATGGTAAAAGGCAGGAAGCATTACGCAAAGAGGGTATAGATCTAGCAGTAAGATATGGTGTAACTCGTGAAAGTGCTCAAGCAATTGCAAACATCAATGCACATACGAGTTCACTAGAATTAGGTTCTAATAAAATAATACAGAATTTAGAAAATCAAGTTGGACCAGAGGTATTAAACCAATTTCTTGACCTTAGTGGTGCAAGACTACATGGTTTTCAGGTCGGTGCTATAACTAATTGGGCTAAATATAATGCTAAAACAGATATTGCTAGACTTGCAGAAAAAAGATTTGACGGCAAAAAATCGCTCAAGGATCTCTTATCAGAAAACGAAATAAATTCACCAGATGTTGAAGTAGTAATAGGCAAAATCCGTCAAGAACTCTATGGTTCAGGGATAGTTAAAGATGAAAGTAACCCAAAGAGTGGTGGTTATGATTCAACATTTGTATCTCTACATGCTCACCCATATATAGAGAAACACTTAGATGAGTACAGAGTAAGAGCTAATCAACAAGGTTTAACTACTTGGCAACAGAAAAAAGGAGATAAATCAAAACAGCTCTTAGCTAATGCAATATCTGAGAAAGGTGGTCTAGAAACAGGACAACCAATTGGTGAGCGTGTGATGCAATCAATAAGAAATGCAGCTGGTGGTAACCCTAATTTAATGGGAATAGAGAGAAGAAAGCATGCAAGCTATATAGCTGAGATGGTAAAAAATGGACAGATTACATATGAAGAGTGGGAGGAGATTAAAGCACATAAATTAATTGTAGGAGGTAAGGAAGTACTTCTTGGTGAGCAATGGAAGGAGGATTGGGAGGTAATTGAAAATGCATTTACTGAAAGAATCTTTGCTCAAGAAAAAAAACTTAAAGATACACAAAAAGAAAAAATAGCTAAACATTACGTTCAATTTGAATCTTATAGACAGAGCACGCCTGACGGAAATTTCAGCTTTAACGAACTTGAGCTGATTAAAGACGTCATGGCTGATGACGGTGTTGTTGATATAGAGGAGATTGAATATATAAAGTCGTGGCAATCTCTATTACCTGGAAGGCTGAATGCGACTAAGACTCAAAACTTCCTTCAATCTACCTACGACTCAGGTCAACTAAGTCCTGCAGTACTACTCGATCCAAGATTAGATGGTGTTACAGTTAAGCAATGGGAAAAGTTTGCACCTATATTAGGTGATCCAACAGTTAAAAATGAACTCAAAGCTGTCGGTCAGAAAGTTAAAGAGAGAATGAACAACTTAGTAGCTTCAGGTGAGCTAGGTTCTGATACTACTACTATGGTTGGCAGAGCTGAGGAGGTACTTAGAAAAAATATATTACAAGCTGTACAAAGAGGAGAGTACGACACACCAGCAGAAGCAGCAATAGGAGAGTCTATAAAACTCAAAGAGATGATAAAAAATGATGACGGTGATTTTAAAATAGATGAAGACCCTAATTCAACAACGTTTGGAAAATACCTTATTTTACAAAATACAAAACTTGGTAGAGGTAATCATTATGTACGCCACATTAAAAATAATAAAGCATTCATCTCAACACCAGGTGTCTTTGCAGAGGCAGATCTAAAGGCTATACAAGATACCAATATAAACGGTATTCCTGATTTCATTAAGACAATCAATCGTCAATATCCAAAGAGAGATCCATATGAAATCATGAACGAAATACTTAGGTCTAACAATCTTAAAGAGATTGAACCTATGGGTATTTCTAAAAGTTATAGATATGTACATCCAAGATTCAAACAATTGATATGTAATAAACCATCAATGGCTAAAACATGTAATGCCATGTTTAAAACTACCAAGTTGATGAATCCAGATTATGATCCATTTCTTCCAATGCTAGATGCAATTAAAGATAAAGGAGCTGTTAATACTGATGAGCAGTATGGTGGTTTTGATGCGTATAAAGAAAAAGATTCATCTTGGCTTACTGGTACAGAGAAATTTAAAAAACCATTAACTGAGATGTTAGCTGGTGAAGTACTAAACAACCAAGGATTAGGGAGAATACTATCTGCAGGTCCATATAGCATCGATCAACAAGACTTAAGGTCTATGATAGAAAAAGGTTATGTAGGTCTTGACGAGAAGTTTGATGAAAACACACAGCGACGTATAGCTCAACTAATGTTATGGGAGAGATCAGGTAAGTTTTTAGTTAATACTTCTGAAAAAGGTGTAGATGCTAGAACTATTATCCCTGGTATAGGTCAAGAGTGGGTACAGATAGCAGGTCCAGGTGGTCATATAAGTGAAGATGAAGAAGTAGATATCGCACAGAAACTAGAACTTGTTAAACAAAACTTAGAGAAAATGGGAGGATTTAATCTTTTACTACTCAGAGATGAAGTTCAAGAACGCATGTATCACAAATTAGCAGGAGCTTCATAATATGGAACCAATAGATTATCCACTAAGAAGTCAAGAAGAGTTAGATCTACAAGCTAAACAAAGAGAAGAAGAGCTTCAAGTACAACAGGCAGAGATCTTAAAACAAAGAGAGGCAGCAAAGGAGAAAGAATCACCTAGTATGAACATAGAGGAACCATCCCACTCAGGTGAATTACGACGAGCTGTAGTAGGTGGTGTAGTTGATATGTACAACAGTATAGGATCACTACCTAAGTTCTTTGATAAGGATTTCTATAAACCTACTAATCCTGATGACCCTTATAAGTATGAAGCTCCTTGGTTAATAGATTACCAACCAATAATGAAAACCCAATGGGGTAAACCTCTGCAACATTTAACAGAGTTTGCTGCAGGTATGGCTACTGTTAGTGGTGTTGTAGGTTGGGGAGTTAAAGGTTTAACTAGAGTTGCACCAGCTGCTAAAGGTCTAACCTATTTAACTAAAGCAGGTAAGACTTCTAGATTAGGTAGAGTTGGATTAGATGCTATTCATGGTGCTGCTTATGATGCCATCAGTAACCAATCACAAGAAGGTAACTTAGCAGCTGCAGTACTAGAAATGAGACCTGGATGGTCTAAACATCTTAGTCCATTTGCTACAACAGAATATATGTCACCTGCTCAAAAGATGATGTATAACGTCGGAGAAGGTGCAGCTGTTGGTACGCTTATTAGTAGCTTCCTAGAAGCTGGAGGATGGGCGTTAAGATCTAGATCAGTAAATTCAATTAAAGAAGCTAAGAAGCTAAACCTGTCTCCAGATGAAGGTATGGATGCTGTTGAAAAGAGTATTCAAATTGATAATATCAAGAAAGCTATAGACCTTGAAAAAGGTACAAAGGCTAAATTCTTAGCTGAGAACCCAAACAAGTCATGGAAGGGATTATCTAAAGCAGATAAAGATGAGTTAATCACAACCTATGCAAATGATAACGCCATTGATTATGGTCCAATCCGTGATCAAAGCTTTACTACACGTCAAAACGGAAAGGCACATTTAGAACTAGCTGAAGCACAATTAGAATTTGATTTATCTAATGGTAGTCCTAGAGAGAACCCTGCTTACTACAAGGGTGGTGATGTTACTGATAACCCTGCTATATCTACAAGTTCTACTAATCCAGTAGAAGGTATTAGAGATCAGTATGTTATTAGAAACGATATCAACCAAGCTGATGGCTCACCTAAAGGAGTAGTCACTGAAGCTAACATACGGAGATTAAACGTATCTAATCCTGGTTCAACTCATGGTGAAGTATTAGCTATCGCTAAAGCTCTTGGTGATAGTCCTTCATATCTTGCTTTTGAAACTAAAGCAACTAGAGAGGATTTATTAGAGATCGCAGCAAAACTACAAAAGTTCCTTAGTGATAATGGACATTCTAGATTAATAGATGTTGAGCCAGAGGAACTTGGTAAATGGGTTAAGAATAGTTTTTCAGGTGAGTTGTCTAAGTTAAAAGAAACACCTATCAGTGAAAACTATAAAGCTCTTACCTTGAACCATATGCAAGTCAGAGCTGCTGACGTTGTAATGGGTCAGTTACTTTCTGAAGCTAGAGATATAGCAAGAGCAGGTACTACACTTATTGAACATGTTGATCTTAAAGCTCCAGGTTCATTACTAGATAATATCTTTGAAAGGTATAAAGTTATAGGAACTTGGCGTAAGGAAGCATCAGCTACTAGTTCTTGGGATCTACGTCAGTTTGGCGGGGTTGAAGAGTATAAAGAAGCAATGGGTAAGGCTGTTACTAATGTAAGAAAAGATTGGGATCAGTTTAAAAACCTTATTAAAAATGACGCTAATGATGAACTATTAGCTGAATTCATCCATTACACAGCTGTTGGTGGTGGTGCTGATGGTCAGAAATTTAAAGACCTAGAAGCTTTCTTTAAAAAGAAACTATGGGGAGGACCATTCGGTACTAAAGATACACCAGCCTTTGTAGAAGAGCTGGCAACAATGGGTATCAACTCAATGTTATCTGGTATTCGTACTCAAACTAGAGCATTTATAGGAACTGGCATGCAAACCGTTCTTACACCTTCATCAATGTTTATTGGAGGTTTATTAACTGGTAATGACAAGGTATGGAGAGGTGCTTTAGCAAACTTAGAAGGTATGCGATCTGCTATGGGTGAATCGTGGCAAGTTGCAAAAGCTAATTGGGATGCATACAACGCTAACCCTGAAGGTTGGAGAGGTGTGCGTATGTCTAAGTCAGATCTAGAATGGGAAGCAACTAAGAAATATTATGAAAACACAGGAAGTCTTGGTGATCTAACTGCTGTTCATTTTACTGATGTACTTAGAAATATAAACAAAAGTAAGATCACTAATTATGGTCCAAGAGCATTAACATCTATTGATGCTGCCTTTACACAAATAATAGGTAGAGGTAGACAAAGACAATTAGCATTTAATGAGGTTTATGACTCAGTAGATCAATTCAAGGTTCTTACTGATAGAGATCTACCTGATCTTATTAATAAAGCAGAGAAGAATCTTGAATCAAAAGTCTGGAGTGCAGATGGAACATTACAAGATGAAATGGCAAAGTTCCATTCTTCAGAAGCAAAACTAACTCAAGAATTAGATATATGGGGTAAGAACCTAGAAGGATTCTTTGAGCAGTTTCCATATATAAGACCTTGGTTTGTCTTTATGAGGACAGGTGTCAACGCTTTAAAGATGACATCTAAATATACACCTGGTTTAAATCGTTATCTAAAAGAACATAGCGACATAATGACCAAACTCTGGGATGACCCAGAAATGATTAAGTATGGAATTAAATCTCAGGATGATCATGAGATAGCTATTTCTATTGCTAAAGGTAGAGCTGCTATGGGATATGGTTTCGTATCTCTTGCTTCGGGTGCATACTTAGCAGGTAACTTAACTGGTAATGGACCACCTGATAGAGAGTTAAGAGAAACTTGGACACAATTATCAAAATGGCAACCAAGATCTATTAAGATAGGAGATAAGTATGTCAGCTATGAAGCCTTAGAACCATTCGCTGGCATACTTGCATTGTTAGCTGATATAGGTGATTCTCAAAAAGTAATGGGTGATGAACATACTAGTGATTGGTTAAGTAGAGTAAGTTGGATGGTAGCTCAAAACGTAACTAACAAATCATTCCTTACAGGTTTGAATGACTTATCAGAAATATTCACAGGTAGTAGTCATCGAGCTAAGATGAGGAACGCTGCTAATCTAGTTAATAATCAATTACTTTGGGCTGGTTTAAGAAATGATTTAGGTAAAACTCTAAGTCCTGGTATGAGAGAATTGAATGGTGGATTCTTACAAAGTATAGGTAATAGAAACTTATGGGCTGATGCGATCTCTAATGGTGAATTACTTCCTTATAAGATGGATTTACTAGATGGAAGTCGTATAAGGAATTGGGATTGGTCAACAAGAATGGTTAATACCATGTTACCTTTTAACATCAACACTGCTCCTACTCCAGCTAGACAATGGTTAATGAGAAGTGGAATTGATTTAAAAGAAACGTTTATGACAGCTCCTAAGAATGGTATGTCATTAAAACATTATCCAGACTTAAGATCTAGATTCCAAAGCTATATACATGAATACAGTCCAAACGGTCTAGTTAACTTAGAACAAGAATTAGAATTACTGTTTAATAATCCTCTTATCATTCAATCTATAGTTGATATGGAGAATGATAAGAAAGCTGGTAGACAGTACAATGTTCGTAGTACCTTCCATGGTCAACAGATTAGAAAACTATTTAATGGTGCTAAGAAGTATGCATGGGAGAAGACTAGAAAAGATAATTCTACACACGATAAGATTAGAAGACTTGAGAAACTCAAAGACTTAGAAACCTTTGAAGCACGTCAACGCTCAATTGGTGATAATAAAAAAGCAAATGAGATAAATAAACAAATTAAGAAATTCAAAGAGTCGTATAAACTTAAATAAATCACCCAAGCAATATAACAATGAACAAAAATGGCAGTAGTCTCAAATTCATACACAGGGAATGGGTCGACAACGACCTATTCATTTACATTTCCATATTTAAATACGGCTGACGTTAAGGTAAAAGTTAACGGTACAACCCAAAACACAACTTCATATACACTTCCTACAGCCACAACGCTTCAATTCAATACGGCTCCATCTAACGGTTCTACGATACTAATATTCAGGGATACGAATAACGATGCTAAGAAAGCTACATTCTACCCTGGATCTGCAATTAAAGCAGAGGATCTGAATAATGACTTTGACCAGATCCTTTATACAGCTCAAGAGGTTGATGCTTTTGCATTTACCACACTAGGTGATGATGCTATGCAAGGTGACTTAGATATTGGTAATAATAAAATTACTAATCTAGGTACACCTACAGCTGGTACAGATGGAGTAAACAAGACATATGTCGATACTAATACTTGGGATACAGGCTCAGAAACTTATATAAGTTCAGAAACTTGGACAGGAAATGATACAACCATTGCTACATCAGGTGCAATAGATGCACGTATAGATAGCAAAGTTGATACAGCTATAGAAGGTGATGTACTAGTTGGTACTGATCTTTCTAAGAGTGCATCAGGTGGTCAGGTTACGATCAGCCACAATGTCACTGGAGCTGACTCAACAGTAAATAATAGTAATGGTAATGTCTTACAGGATATTACTGTTACAGCTCAGGGTCACGTCACCTCTGTTGGATCTACGGATCTAGATGGTAGGTATTATACGGAGACAGAGCTAGATGGTGGTCAACTAGATAATCGCTACTACACAGAAACAGAAGTTGATGCTAACTTCTACAAACTAGGTAGTGTTGGTGAAATAACATCTGGTGAGACATGGAGTGCAGCTGATAATAAGATAGCCACTACAGCAGCTATAGATGCTCGTGTAATAGACCTTGTTGATGATGTAGGTGGTTTTGTACCAATAGCTAATGAAACATCTTTTCCTAACACTAACCCTGACGTTAATAACGGCGCTGGAACTCTTGTATCTATTAAAGCTCTCAGCAGCAACCTTACCTCCAATGGATCAGGAGTGGCAACAATTGCTAACGGTACTGTCGGTAACTCAACAGTCACCATTACTGGTTTAGATAACAGCACAACATATAATGCTACATATGGAATGATCGTAGAGACAACTACGACATTAAATACTTATACATTCCATAGACTTACACCTAAAGCTACTGAAGTCACAACTGTTGCAGGTAACATAACCAACATCAACGCAGTAGCAAATAATGAAACAAACATTGACGCAGTTGCTAATAATGCAACTAACATCAATACTGTTGCTGGAAATAATAGCAACGTAACAACAGTTGCTGGTATCAGTTCTAACGTAACTTCTGTTGCTGGTAATGAGACAAACATTAATGCTGTTAACTCAAACTCCAGTAATATCAATACAGTTGCTGGTTCTATTAGTAATGTTAATACTACAGCTGGTTCAATAGCTAATGTTAATACAGTAGCTTCAAACATCAGCAGTGTTAATGACTTTTCAGATGTCTATAGGATAAGTTCTTCAGATCCATCCTCACATCTACATACTGGTGATTTAGTATTTAATACTACTTCTAATGAGTTAAAAGTCTATAACGGTTCAGCTTGGCAAGGTGGTGTAACAGCTACAGGTGATTTACTAGCTAAGTCTGGTGGAGAGATGACAGGTAATATTACCTTCTCTGGTAGCCAAACAGTTGATGGTAGAGACGTATCTGCTGATGGTACAAAGTTAGATGGTATTGCAGCAGGTGCAGAAGCTAACGTACAAAGTGATTGGAACGCTACTAGTGGTGATGCTGTAATCCTTAATAAGCCAACTAGTTTCGGTGGTACTACTTGGACTACAGATACTAATTCAACTTGGAGTACGACCAGTTATAACTTATATACACCGACTGCTGGAGATGGAGGTAGTGGTATTCATTGTATATCTCTTGGCAATGAAGCCGGTAATGGTAATGATAATAATTCAAGGTATATAATCAGTATTGGTTATCAAGCAGGTTATTCAGATAGGAGTTGGTCGACAGGTGAGATTTATATAGGTTATGCAGCAGGTAAATATAACACTGGTTATGGTAACACTTTCATAGGTAATACTTGTGGTCAAGGATCGTCTGGATCTACTAGTTCTTATAATGGTACTGGTCTAGGTAAAGGTGCATTATATAGTTCAACTACTGGTGGTGGTAATACATCAATAGGCATGAACTCAGGATACGCCGTTACTTCTGGTTATGACAATACGTTGATTGGTTATAAAGCTGGTAATACGCTTACAACAGGTAGAAATAACATTTGTCTTGGTTATGAATCTACACCGTCAAGCAATACAGTTGATCATGAAGCAACGATAGGAGATTCAGCTCTAACCAAATTCCGTATTCCTGGGATTAACTTCGTTCTAAAGGATAACGGAGGCACACCTACTACTGGTCAAGTACTAACTGCTGATGGAAGTGGAGAAGGTTATTGGGCTGATGCTTCAGCCTATACACACCCAAACCATAGTGGAGAAGTAACGTCTACTGGTGATGGAGCTACTGTTATTGCAGATAACATAGTTGATGAAGCTAATTTAAAAGTATCTAATGCACCTACTAATGGTTATGTTCTAACTGCTCAAAGTGGTAACACAGGTGGATTAACTTGGGCTGCTGCTTCAGATGGTACGTTTTCTAACGAAAATACTTATATTGGTACGGATATAGCAACTAATATTGATAGTACCCCACCAACAAGCAATGCATTCTTTGGTTATAAAGCAGGTGAGAATATATATAACGGTAGTTATAATGTAGGTATTGGTTGGAAAGCATATAATACTCAATCTTATGGTACTGGTCGTAATGTTGCAGTAGGTGCTGCATCTCTATACAGTATTGTAAGTGGTTACTACAACACAGCAGTTGGTGATAGATCCCTTTATTCACTTGCGGGCGGACATACCAATGTAGCAATAGGTAAGGATGCTGGATACAGCATAACTAGTGGTTACCAAAACGAATGTATTGGTTATGAAGCAGGTAAAGATATAACCAGTGGTGTGTTTAACACCATGATTGGTTATAAAGCTGGACAAGGCATTACTACTACATGGCGAGTTATGTGCTTAGGTTATAACGCACAGCCAAGTTCATCATCAGCTCAAAACGAAGTAACTATAGGTGATGATTGGGTTGCAAAGTTCAGAATCCCTGGTATTAATTTTATACTCAAGGATAATGGTGGAACGCCTACTACTGGACAAGTATTAATTGCTGACTCCAATGGTGAAGGTTATTGGGCTGCTGCTCCTTCTCCTTCTTCTGATTCTAGTCGTAATACATTCGCTGGTACTGATGCAGGCGATAGTATTAGCACTGCTGATAGTTGCACTGTTGTCGGATATGAAGCATATAAAAGTGGTAATTCTAGTAGTAATTCCGCGTTCGGTCACAAGGCATTAAGAGCATCTACTGCTGGTACTAATGCTGCATTTGGAAATCAAACTCTTTATAGTCTCACTACAGGTACAAAAAATACTGTTATTGGTGCTTACGGAGCTGGTACTAGTATAACAACTGGAAGTGACAACACTTTAGTTGGAACAAAGGCTGGTGAATACCTTACAACTGAACAAAAAACAGTAGTTGTAGGAGCTGATGCAATGTACGGTGGTGGTACTGGTGAATATAATACAGCCATAGGATACCAGGCAATGTATAATACCCACTATGGTGCTAAAGAGAATACAGCTATTGGTGCATGGGCTTTATATAATGTTAATGACGGTAATGCAGGTTCCCCTAATGGTTATTACAACACAGCAGTAGGATCAAATGCAGGTGCTCTTATCTCTACAGGTCATAGTAATACATGTATAGGTAGATATGCAGGAGATAATATACAAACTGGAGACAATAATATTTGTATTGGTTATGATACAGAGGCTTCTTCAGCAACAGTTAATAACGAAATAACAATAGGCGATGCAAATATAACGAAGTTTAGAGTTCCTGGTGTAAATTTCATACTTAAGGATAACGCAGGTACACCAAGCTCAGGACAAATACTAACTGCTGATAGTAGTGGTGAAGGTTATTGGGCTGATGACGAAGGTCTTCAATCTATAACGGTAGGTAGCATCTATCCAGCAACTCGTGGTGGAACAGATTCTAATGCATACGCTTATGGGACTTCTTTTGGTAATAAAGCTTTAGAAAACGATAGTGGTTGGAATAATTCTGCTTTTGGTGAAAAAGCATTAAATAGTAACACCACTGGTGGTAGTAATGCTGCATTCGGATCTCAGGCTTTAGAAAATCTAACTACTGGTTATTCAAATATTGCTGTAGGAACTTATGCAGCTCAATTACTAACTACTGGCAATTACAATGTTGCTCTTGGATATTATTCTAATAGGGATACTACTGGTTCAAACAATATTTCTATTGGTTATGAATCGATGTACGCAGCTAGTGATGGAATGAGTTACGTTGTAGCTATTGGTTATCAAGCAGGACGTAACCTCGATGGTGGTAGTTCAGGAGTTGATGGTAGTAATAATACATTCGTAGGAAGAAACACGGGAACAAGTGTAACTACAGGTGGTAACAACTTATTCTTAGGATATCGAGCTGGATGGGTTAACAGCCCAACAGGTAGTATTACCTCCTCTAGTAACATAGTATGTCTTGGTGATAGCAATATCTCAGATTTCTATTGTGCTGATACGTCTATATCTTCATCTGATAAACGAGATAAAACAGACATTACTGACTTTACTCATGGTTTAAAGTGGGTTGAGCAGTTAAAACCTGTAACCTATAGATGGGATAAACGTTGTTGGTATGACGAGTATAATGAAGACGGTACTGTTAAAACAGCAGGTACACCAGACGGTTCAAAGAAAAGAGCAAGGCAACATATTGGTTTCTTAGCACAAGATGTACTAGCAATAGAGCAAGCTGATGGCTTTGCTAGTAAGAAAGACGACATGCTCGTAGTCAATCTAAATGAAGATGACACAGCTTATGGTCTTAAGTATGAGAGGTTAGTTCCTGTCTTGGTTAATGCCATTAAAGAACTATCAGCAAAAGTAAAAGCCCTAGAGGCAACATAACACCCTTATTTACCCATGGAAAAACTACAAGAAAGAGCAAACGAACTTCTACAAGAAAGAGAAAAAGCAATAGCACGTATTAATGAAATTAATGGTGCTCTTCAAGAATTAGAACGTCTAGCAAAAGAAACTAACGAATCAACCGAAACGGAGGAAACTGATGGCTGAAAGAACAACAGATGAAGTAGCTCAAATCTTTAAAGCAGCTGGTGATAGCGTAACTTTAATAAATAACGATACTGCCAAGGCATCTAACGAAACTGAGCAAGAGTGGAAAGATCGTATTAAACGTAATACTGATCACTTAGAAATTATCAAAGCTTATAAAAAGGAAGACGGTACAACCTCTATATGGACTAATGAAGACTTTACTGCAATAGATGCAGCAATTACATCAGGTAAAGCTCGTATAGCGTAGTGGAAATACCTTCCTTTAGTTTACCTTCTGGCATAAGTCTACCTAACCCTATTAATCTCCCTAGACCGATCCTAAACGAGCCTGCAGCTAACCTACCGAGCTATAAACCTATGGTTGTAGCTCCAAGGGTTTTAGCCCCACCCCAGGGCGTTCCTACGGTTGCTCAGGAAGAGTTAACAGAACAGGCAGAGAAGCGTAAAGAGGAAGGTAAACCACCTAAAGAAAAGCCACAAGCTGCTGAGGTAACACGAATAGATATACCCTTCACTGATCTGCAGTTTCCAGTTCCCAAAGAAGAAATATTAATAACTGCAGGGACTACAGCATCAGTGTCGGTTATAGCTACATTAACGGTGACATCACTTTTCAAACAAACAGTAAAAGTAATGAAGCCAATAATCAAACAGATTGCAACAAGAATCCAAAAGAAATTTAATGGAAACTCCAACGGAAAAGCCGAAGAACCTTCTAAGTAAATTAAAAGAAGGTATGGATGATCACGATGAACAGATGGTGATCTTAGGCGCAATGGTGCGTCTTGGGGTTGTCATTTGGTCTGGATTTATCATTACTTTGAATTATGTTGAGATACCTATGTTTAAGAAGAGTCCAGGTGGCGATATCACGTTCCCTGCCTCGATTTTCACGGGAGCACTCGCAACTTTTGGATTGTCTACATCAAATAATGGTAACGGTAAAAAAGATCAAAAAAAAGACACAAAATGAAGAAGTACTTACTACTTTTACTACTGCTAGCACCGTCTGCAGTTAGAGCATCCACTGTTACTCCTGCTTTCACCCAAGGAAGTATGCAATCCACCACTAACACCACCCAAGAAATTACAGAAGTATCACATACACAAGTATATGGCGGAGATTATTCAAGTTGGGCTGGTACAAACGTAACACCCAGCGCGGGTATCAACGACGTTGGTACAACATTCTCAGTGACAAATGCTGGGGAACAGTTCCAACTAGAGATCGTAACAAGAGCAGCTGGTTTAGTAGAAGAGACAAACCTAAGTCGAGACATCGAAACCGTCTCTACAACTACTTCACTCTCTGTCTTCTCGCAATAGGGAGTCCTGCTTTAGCTGAAGGTGAAACAGTTTTAAATCCTCAGACTTCAGCTGCTGCTACTGGAAATGTCACTAATCAAGCAGTGCAATTTCAGAATAATTCAAGTGTATCAAGACAACAATATGGAGGAGGGATTGTGTGCAACGGAGCAACGTTGGCACTCTCCCCTTTTTATTTAGGGAACGAAGGAAGACCTTATGATCCTGAGTCTTATACCATCAATCAAAACTGGGGAGTACAAATGACATTCATGATCCCTCTTAATGGTCGTACAGTAGATATATGTAAAAATATAGCTAAGCAACAACTAGAGAAACAAAGGTTGGATTATGAACTCGTGCGTATCAATAACTGTACAAAAATTCAACAAAGGGGTTTTACTCTGAGACCAGGGTCAAGGTTTGAAGCCATATGTAGTGATGTAATTCCTATTGCTGCATTACCAACCATAGTAAAAGACGACCTGTTGGATGGATTAGGAAACTACTATTTAGAACAAACAAAATGAGTACATTAAGCGATGCCATCGCAAAGATGGAAGCTGAACAGGCTAAAGCAAAGAAGAAAAAGTCTACTAAGAAAAGAGACGAAAACGGAAAGTTTGTAAAGGCTGATGAGGGATAAGGAAATGCTAGTCATTAAACCAATCCTTATGACATTCCTCTCTACGAATGCAGTTAAAAACTTAATTGTTCAATTGCTTGAGGCATACGCAAAGTCAACAGATAACACTATTGACGATAAAGCCGTAGAGATTGTCAAACGTAATCTATTCCCAGGAATGAAAGACGAATGAAGAAACGAGCCACTGAAGACCAATTTAACGAGCTACATAATCTTGTCACGACTGAGTTTCTAAAACGGGTCAAAAGTGGCGAAGCTTCTACTCAAGATTTAAAAGCAGCCTGTGATTGGCTTAAAACAAATGATATTAGCGGTATAGCAGTAGAAGGTAGTCCACTCGCCAAACTTGCAGCCGTTATGCCACAAGTAGATCCAGAATTAGTACAGAGTAGACTTTATGGCAGGAAGCACAGCTGAGTACTACAGGAAGAATCCTGAAGCTCGTAAAAAGAGACTTGAACAACAGAAGAAATACAACAAAACAAAAAAGGGTCTGAAGATCAGAGTCAACGCTAACAAGCTTAATAGAAAACTAGGTACCTACGGAAATGGTGACGGTAAAGATGCTGCTCACTACAAAGGATCTAAAACAAAAGGAAGAACACAGTCTCCATCTATTAATCGTAAAAGCAGACTAAAAATTCGTAAATGACCCCACTTCTACCAACCCCTAAACATTATCTATACAACCTAATAACCATGACAAATTCAGACGCTAAGAAGCTCTGGAGAAGAGCTATTAAAGAGCACTTCAATTGTCAATGTGTTTATTGCGGAAACAATTATGAACTTACAGAACTCACGCTTGATCACGTCAAGCCTAAAACAAATGGTGGCGAGACTCTTACGAGCAATCTCGTACCCGCCTGCAAAAAGTGCAATCAAGGGAAAGGTAGCAGTCATTGGCTCAGATGGATGCGTCAGACATATGGACATAACCCTCTGAGAGAACGACTAATTATTAGTCACATTACATAACACCCACAAAGCAATATCTCGTAGCCGTCCGCAAGGGCGGCTTTTTTTATGGCTAAACCAGGCGAATTCGTTTTCGTCGATGGACAGAAAATAAAAATCGACGGTAATGGATTAAGAACACCAACAAAAGAAGAAAGACGAAAAGGATTACCAAAATCTATAGCTGAAGCAAAGAAGAAAGGTTTGAATGTATATCAACCACCTGGCAAACCTGCAAAAATAATGAGGTACAAGTCACGTGCAAAAAAAGACTCTTATGGTATAAAAGCTGAACATGAGAATTTTGAAACACGTAAAGATAATCGTTTTGGCAAAGGAGGCTCAGGTAAAGGGAAACGAGGAGATGCTGAAAAACTTGCTAGTCCTGATGCAGAGGTTAGATCTAAAGCTAATAAAAAGATGGCTAAGATTAGTTCTAGAGGAAAAGTAGGTCATCACGGTTTATTAATTTCATCTTATGCAAAAGGAAAGGCAGAGGCTATAGCTAAAGGTGGTCCAAAAGCGGGTAAATTATTTGACCAAAGATATGCATCAGTTGGACTGAAAGGTGGTGCTCATTCTGTAGGAAATATCTACGAAATGTCACATACTGCACATGATAAACTTCATGGAAAAACAGAACCTAAATATTATAAATCTATCCAAAATGCAGGTAAGGAAACAGATGAAGTTTTAGGTAGAAATAATGGAGTTAAAATTAACGGAAAGAACGGAAAGAACGGAAAGATGAAAATCAAAGGAGGATTTGGTATAAAAAATACTAGATTGAATCCAGCGTTCTCCCTCTTTGGAGAAACTAATATACCTGGCTATAAACCTGTTCAAATATTTAACGTACCAGGACAACCAGGATTAAAGATTCCAATGGCCTAGAAGCCTACTGAAAATAGTCAAACGATAAAACATACATGACCAACCCTTTGGAAGCCTTACAGGGCGATTTCAAGCTGTTTCTGACCGCTTTATGGGAACAGCTTGACCTCCCTCCACCAACAAGAGCACAATTCGCAATAGCTGACTATCTACAACACGGTCCTAAACGTCTACAGATTCAAGCCTTCCGAGGAGTCGGAAAATCTTGGATTACAGGTGCGTTCGTGTTGTGGACGTTATTCAAAGACCCAGAAAGAAAGATCATGATTATATCTGCATCTAAAGAACGTGCAGATAACATGTCTATCTTCCTTCAAAAACTAATAATCGAAACACCATGGTTAACTCACCTCCAACCAAAAAGCGACGAGGCAAGGTGGAGTCGTATATCCTTCGACGTAGCTTGCTCGCCTCATCAGGCTCCAAGCGTAAAAAGCGTTGGTATTACTGGACAACTAACTGGTTCCCGTGCAGATCTCATGGTTCTAGACGACATAGAAGTACCAGGAAACAGTATGACGGAGTTGATGCGTGAAAAACTTCTTCAACTCTGCACAGAAGCAGAATCCATCCTCACGCCGAAATCTGATAGCCGTATTTGCTATCTCGGGACTCCTCAGACTGTTTTTACTGTTTATCGTAAGTTGGCAGAGCGTAACTACCGTCCGTTCGTTTGGCCAAGTAGATACCCAAGAAAAGATAAACTTACAAAATACGAAGGACTATTAGCACCCCAAATACAAGAAGACCTAGATAGTGGTGCTCAAGAGTGGGACGTAACAGATCCTGACAGATTCGCTAACGAAGATCTACTCGAAAGAGAGGCAGCTATGGGTCGTAGCAACTATATGTTGCAGTTCCAATTAGATACCTCCTTAAGTGATGCTGAAAAGTTCCCTCTTAAAATGGCTGACCTTGTGGTTACAAGTGTTAACCCTAAGTCTGCTCCCGATCAAGTTATTTGGTGCTCAGACCCTCAAAACGTTATCAAAGACTTACCCACAGTCGGTCTACCAGGAGATTATTTTTATTCTCCAATGCAACTCCAAGGAGAATGGACAGAATACGCTGAATCTATATGCTCCGTTGATCCGTCGGGTAGAGGAACAGATGAAACAGCCGCAGCATTCATATCTCAAAAGAACGGCTTCCTATATCTGCATGAAATGCGTGCTTACAGAGACGGGTACTCAGACAATACCTTGCTCAATATTCTTAGAGGATGTAGGAAGTATAACGTTACCAAACTCGTTATCGAAACTAACTTTGGAGATGGAATCGTTGGGGAACTCTTTAAAAAACATCTACAGATGACAGGTCAAGCTATAGATGTAGAAGAAGTTAGAGCTAATGTTAGAAAAGAAGACAGAATAATTGATTCCCTAGAACCTGTTATGAACCAACACAGGTTAGTAGTAGACAGATCAGTTATAGAGTGGGATTACAAATCTAACCAAGATGAAGCTCCAGAAAAACGTCTCATGTATATGCTCTTCTACCAGATGTCTAGAATGTGTAGAGAGAAAGGTGCTGTTAAACATGATGACAGATTAGACTGCTTAGCTCAGGGTATTAAGTACTACACAGATGCTATGTCTATCTCTGCTCATGAGACAACTAAACAACGTAAACGTGAAGAATGGGATGCAATGCTTCAAGAATTTATGGATAATCCTACAGCTTCCGCTAACCATATGGTACTCGGAATGAATAAAAAACAAAGAGACCAAGCTAACTTAATAGACACAAACAACTCCTCAGTCCCCACCTGGGTTTAGCTAGGTGCGTTACGTATACAGGGAGGAGAAGGGTGGACTCGTCCCTCAAAGGGGAAGACATTGCCTACTTCGTAGACAACTCTTCCCCTTTATACATATATCGACCATGGTTTCGATATTCTTATAACACCACCACTAACACCCTAACGAACGTAATACGTATATCATATGAGTACAGTATCTTTAGTACACTCCACTAAGGATGGTGATGAGTTGATAGCTTATATGGCTAGAGTCTCTAACCCTACTAATCAAGATAATAAAGATAGCTCTAAACTAATTAAGTATCTTATTAAACATAAACACTGGTCTCCCTTTGAGATGGTGAATATGTGTGTAGAAATTAATACTACTAGGTCTATATCTGCTCAGATACTTAGACACAGATCTTTTAGCTTTCAAGAGTTTAGTCAACGGTATGCAAATGTAGAAGAATTAGAACTTCCTTCACCTCCTGACCTGAGACTTCAAGATCTGAAGAATAGACAGAATAGTATCGATAGTGATGATATAGATAAACTTAATTGGCAAGCTACTATCCAACTTCATTATGCTAAGTGCTATAGGCTTTATAAGAACTTGCTTGAAGAAGGTATAGCTAAAGAATGTGCTAGAGAAGTGTTGCCAATGGGTGCTCCTACACGCCTTTATATGAATGGTACCTTAAGGTCTTGGCTTCATTACGTAGATCTTAGAACAGCTAACGGTACTCAGAAAGAACATCAAGACATAGCTGAAGCTTGTCAACAATTAATTAAAACTCAATTTCCACTCACTTATGAAGCTTTTTCTTGATACAGCTATTGTATCTGATATAGAACAAAGATTAGATACTGGTCTTATAGCTGGTGTAACAACTAACCCTACCCTTATTAGAAAGAGTGGTAGGGATCCTTGGAAGGTATATACAGATATAATAGAATTAGGTGTAGAAGATCTTAGTATTGAAGTAAATGGTGATACTTCTAAAGAATTGATAGCTAATGGAATAGCTGTTAATAAAAACTATGGCAACGTAGCTACTATTAAGCTTCCTTGTACGTTAGAAGGACTTAAAGCTTGTAAGTATTTAACTAATATTGGTCTTAGAGTTAATATGACTCTCGTATTTAGCTCATCTCAAGCAATACTGTGCTCATTAGCTGGTGCTACGTATATATCACCCTTTATTGGACGTATGGATGATAATAGTCTTACTGGTTTGAGTTTATTACATGATATATGTGATGTATTTGAAAAACAGAAGGTTAACACTAAGGTATTAGCTGCTTCTGTACGAGATGTACAGTCAGTTGGTAGGTCTTTTGAGTTTGGTGCTGATATATGTACTATTCCTCCAAAAGTCTTTGATAATATGGCTTCTCACGTGCTAACAGATAAGGGATTAGAGCAATTTAACCGTGATTTTTTGGCATAAATTTCTGAAGGCAATACCTATAGTGTGAGGTCGCCATATGTCCCCGTGCGGGTGCGGTAGTTGGTTTCGCGGGCGCGGTAGATTGATAATCTCCCTCAAAACACTGGGATCTTGGCAATATAATCGCCTGCGCCTGCGTGCGGTAGTTGGTTTCACTCGCGTGGTGTGCATCTCGTGTGATCTGTCCGGTCAGCAAATCAACACAATCTCTTGACCCATTGCTATCACTGTGATATTAGCGACAGTGGACACTTTATTGAACTGGCACTCCCATTGCTATCACTAGCTCGGTAACATTTGATACATGAACAGTGCTATCCACCGTGGTATAGTAGATCCATATTGATTCTTGAAGATTGAGATCTTTCGAACTCTCGTTAGAGGGTGAGAGAGTTCTCAAGATTCAATCAGAATCAAATGAACACTCTTCAGCTGGTGTCCCTTCAAGCTGAACTAGCCGCTGCCTGTAGAGGAGCTTCATCAATGGTCCTGTTGACTGCCGAAAAGAGTCAACTCCGCTGAACCAGCAGCGTATGAAATGAGCTGGTGACTAGCAAGTTGGTTGAACTTGCAATGTTGACATGAACAGGAGCAGCCGTTCGGCTCACTCTTCAACGAGTTCAGGTTCGAGACCTGATCTGCTCCGTTGTTTATATATTTTCTTATGAAAAAACTAATACCATTCACACCTCAAGGTCACACAAGACCTGTTGCATTGGTATCACCTAACTGCAGTCAATTAGTACTGGATGTACTAGAGAATAACTGGGATAAATCCAGTTCAGGACTAGGTGATCACTACAAGGTCGTGGATAGTGAAAGTATTACAGATCCTGATGAGCTTCAGGAATATTGGGAAGAGTACAGCGTGTAGCTGAGGATCAAATCCTCCTCTTTCAATTGCCAACCAATGAGGTTGGTTAGTTATTAATCATGTTAGCAACAATGACTACTCCAGCTGAACAGCTACAACAATCAATTGTTGAGCAAGGATACTGGGATGAATTCAAAACTATATCAATTGAGTTCTTTAATGAGCTTATTGATTATGGGATTGAAAGTCTTGAGCAATTCGAAGATTCATATCAAGGACAGTACACATCAGGTGCTGAGTTTGCTGAACAAATAGCTGATGAATGCGGCTACTTAGGAAGCAATCAAGGTGTACCTGATTTCATTCTTAATCATATTGATTGGGAGTCTGTTTGGTCTTGTGAACTTCGCTTTGATTACTTCGAAGTTGATGGACATTACTTCCGTAACTTCTAACTGCTTGATGGTCGTAGCAAGGGTTCGACTCCCTTGCAAGCACTGGGATATTACATCCCTTAATTGTTCACATTATCAACACATGATCAACATGTTTATCACAGTACCTACTCGTACATCTGCTGCTATCAAGGACTTGAAGGTAGATGCAATCAATAGACTTGCATTAGTTACATTCAAGAACGGATACACATATGAGTATGAGAATGTATCAGCTAGAGCAATATTAAATGTGCTCTTCAACCCTGATGTCAGCTTAGGTTTCTGGGTTAATAACAACTGCATTAATGCAGATAGAACTAGAGATTTAGGTCCAGTATTACCTGAGTTTGTGTAGAGAATAGCTCGTGGTAGGTGCAACTCCTACCCACACAATTGCATCACACTGAGTGATGCGTTTATGTCTAATGAATTACAAGGACGCACTCAATGTATCTATTAACGAGAAACTTACTAAGGCTAAGTTAATAGATATAGCTAACACATTACAAGACCACTGCTTAGTGGCTGAAGTTGAGGCATTAACTTTATTAGATAAGCCAACACTTATCCCACTTAGTAGTTACATCAAGGACGTACGTGCACGTTGGGGTATAAGCCAGCGTGAATCACGTGCTCTTGTTAAGGACATCATGAACGTAGGCAAGCAAGCGCGTGTCATCTATGACCGAGCTTATGCGCGTGCGTTTGATTGATTCTTTCCTCTTGCCATGTATATCCACATAGGTATACTTGGCTTGATGAAGGACTCACACCCTTCGTTGTTTATCAATTAATCATGGCTTTAGATTTCGAATCAACACACGAGTACTACCTCAAGGACGCACAGATCTGGTACTGCGAGGAGCACGGTGGTTTGATTATCAGCAGAGACTATGAAGATCGTGTAGTTCTTACTGGTATTAAGCCTGAGACAGTACTCAAGTTTGCTCAAGAGATAGTAAAGAAATCACTTGAGAAAGAAGTAAAGAAACCTACACGTTCAAAGGCTACTAAATAGATTCTCTCCTCCAGCCCATGCGTGGGTTGGATGAGGGATTCACATCCCTTAGCACACCTATCTTATGGAGGTCAATTGAATTTAAATAGTGCTGAACTTATACATCTCATTGGTAGATTTAACCATATCAATTTACGTCCCGAGTCATGCACTATGAGTAGCAAGGACGTACACACATTGAAGGAGAAACTACTCAATGAATATTATCTTAAAGTTCAAGGACGCTGATAGTAAACGTAAGACAAAAAGCAGGAAGAATCCTGTTAAGATACGGCAAGCTAAGGCCAGAACGAAACAGCTAGTACGCAAACTTACACAGATTAAATAACATTTATGATTCACAATCATCAGGCACTGAGTGATAAGCAGCT